AGGGCCATTTATTTACCGAAAAACGTAAATCCAAATCCAAGCAAAAAAGACAAGCAAATACAAGTTGTTAAGCCATGAAGTCAGACCGGCCACATGTGAGCAAAACGCCGAAAAAGGCCCCGAAAACGGCAAAACGGCGAGCAAAAACGACGGCCGCAAAAGCGACTCCGGCGGCGTCGAAAAGAACGGCCAAGCCGAAGGCGAAAACCAAGGCAAAGAAGGCTGCTGAGGACAAGCCGAAGCGTGGCCCTGGGCGCCCTCGTATCCATCCGCCGAAGGATCCGAACGCCCCGAAGCCGAAGCGCGGGCGACCTCGCAAGCACAACTACGACGATGTCTTTGCCGCACTCGAGGACCCGCCGAAGGACCCGCTTGAGCTGGCTGGCTGGTGCCAGTACGTCGCCGCCAAAGCCCTCAAGGAGACCGTCGCCGGCCGTGGCAACCGCGAGATGAACCAGCAGATCCAGTCGCTCATCGGCGTGATCAATCGGTCGATCCCGTTCGAGCGGCTGCGGCAGGCTGAGGCTCTCATCCGCAACGCGGCCGGGGCCAAGAAGCCGGCTCAGCGCAAGGGCCAGAAGGTCGTTGTGCGCGAGGCCAAGCCAAAGAAGGGCCAACTCAGGAAGTGAGCCGCGGCAGCCTACAGGGTCTCGCCGCCGAGCGCATCTACGCCGAGAAACTCGGCGGGCGCTACGTAGATCTCGCCATTGATCTGCGCACGGACAGCGAGGACAAGGATTGTCAAAGCCTGCTCGAGGTCGGCGGGCGCTGGGACAAGGAGGCCGGCGACTGGTGCGGCGACGCCGAGACCTGTGTGGTCTGGCACCTACAGGCGGCTCAATACGACGCGGCGCGGTGGTACGCGGATTGGCTAGCCGCCCACATCACCGGCGTCAACGATCCGGCGGCCGAGGCTATCAGCGCCCTATTCTACGGCGGGCGCCGCGGTGGTAAGTCGGATCTGGGCGTGCGCGCGCTGGCCATCTTCGCCGTTGCTGTGCAAGGGAGTCTGTGCTGGGCGATCAGCCCGACCCAAGAAGAGACCGACGAGCTCAAGCAGGTGCTCGACTCCACCCTGCCGCTGTCCTGGTATCAGTACAGCGAGAGCTCGGCGACCTACACGCTATGGAACGGCACGCGCATTCGGCTGATGTCTGGGTTCAAGCCGGCCAGTCTGAAGCGCGGCCGTGTCGATTTCTGGCTCATGAATGAGGGCCAAAGGTTCAACCGCGCCGCCTACCCAATCCTTGCTGCACCGCTCGCCGATGAGGGCGGCCTCGGGATCGTGACCGCCAACCCCCCAGACGAGCCGAAGGGCCGATGGGTGATGGACGTCCACGAGAAGGGCGACGTCGCCGGATGGCGCCTGTTCGAGTTCGACAACCGGAAGAACCGACACACCGACTGGACGCTGCTCGAGCAGCTCAGGGATAACCCGGCCGTCTCCGCCGAAGAGTTCGAGCGCGAGATTATGGGTAAGTTCATCCCGATCGGTGATGTGGTCTTCCATGCCTGGAACGCCCGCGAGAACGTCCGCCCGGAGCCAGATCTCGGCCGCACCACGCCGGACTTCTGCAAGAAGCACCTCGGCCGAGCCTTCGAGCGGATCGCGGTCTGCGACTTTCAGATCCTGCCGCACATGGTCGCCACGATCTGGGAGACCTACCGCGGGCCAGACGGGACGGACCTGCTCTGGTGCGTCGATTGCGTCCTAGTCGAGAAGGGCGACGAGGACGACTTAATCGACGGCCTCGAAGCGCTTGGTCTGGATCCGGCGACGACGGCGGTCATCGGCGACGCGTCCGGTGAGTTCCAAGAGGGGAAGCGGACCCCGGGCCGTGGCAGCTTCGACCACTTTCGCAAGCGCGGATGGTCGCATCTCTACTACCCGGACGCGAAGACGAAGAAGAACCCCGATATCATCGCGACCGTGCGCGTCGCCAACGGACTGATGCGTAACGCCGCCGGAGTCCGCCGCCTGTTCGTCTCCCCTGATAACCACTACGTAATCGGCGCCTGCAGCAAATGGGCGATGCACAACGGCATGCCAAAGAAGAAAAGCCCGTACGCGCATATCGGCGACACTATTCGGTATTTCGTCTGGCGGTTCTTCCCGCGTCGTGCAGCTCGCAAGCGGTTCGAGTACAACAAGGTCGAGCGCAAGCGGAGCAAGCGTGAGCGCGATCTCGATTTGATCTGATTTGACGGATCTGGCCAGCGTGCTGTGGTGGCCATGTGTTCCGCACGTACCGCCGAGGGTTGCCGCCACGTAATGGGCTAGCTGCCACAGAGCCGCGCCCGCTTCCGGCCTCGATGCCGCGTCGCCGGCAGGCAAGCCGCGTCGCAGAGATTGATCGCTACTCGGGTCACAGTGGCGTGGCCCTCGCTGTGAGCGGGCTACTCGCCTCGTATCGCCTCGCTGATCAGGGCTACCCCGCTGATATGTGCGACATCTTCGAGGATCGAGTCGGGGCTGATGCGCATCTTCGGTCGCTCTACGAGAGACGCGTCGATGCAGTCGCTTGCTCCCCTTGGACAATCTCCGAGGGCGGTGACAGCGACGCGGACCGTGACGCAGCGAAGATGCTTGAAGACGCACTTCGCCGAGTCCCCAACTGGCTTGAGACGCTCGAACACCAACTCGCGAGCAACTTTTTCGGCTACTCGGGCTCCGAGGCCATATGGCAGCGCCGCGACGGCGTTGCCGCGCCGGTCTGGTTCGAGAACGTCCCACACCGTCGCTTCCGCTTCGGAGACGACGACGCCCCGCGCCTTCTGACCGCGACCGACAACGTCGACGGCGTCGAACTGGCGCCGGGCAAGTGGTGGTTCTCTGGGCGCGCAGGGCGGATCATGGCGGCGTCCGGCTTGTTCCGCACCGCGATGTGGTGGAGCCATTTCAAGACCCTTAGCATGAGGGACTGGCTCGTATTCGCTGGCCGCTTCGGGATCCCGTACGTGGCCGGCAAGTACTCTAGCGACGGGACGACGCCGCCAGAGGAGCGAGCAAAGCTCGAGCAGGCTGTCGCCGAGATTGGCAGCGACGGCTACGCGGTGTTCTCCGACGCCTGTGAGATCGCGATCCATGAAGCGAAGGCCGTCGGCGAGCAGCAGGTCCACGGCCTTCTAGTCAACGTCTGCGACAACCAGAACTCGAAGCTGATCGCAGGCGCCACACTGACGTCAGAGTCCGGCGGCACGGGTTCGTGGGCGCTGGGCAAGGTCCATCAGGGCGCGTGGTTCCAGCTGCTGAACGGTGACGCGATGCGGCTGGCGAAGAGCTTCGAGGCTGCTATCGGCGCGCCGTTCGTCGCCTACAACGGGCTGAGCGCGCGCCCGCCGCGCCTAAAGATCCACCTCTCGCTCGACATCGGCGTAGCCGACCGCATCGATATCGCCGACAAGGTCGTGAACAAGCTCGGGATGCCTGTTTCGCAGAGCCAAATCCGCGAGATGACGCAGCTCCGCGCGCCAAGTGGCGACGATGACTCGCTCGCAGGTCCGGCGCCAGAGCCGCAAGAAGACTCCGGAGGCGAAGATGAAACCGACTGATATCCCTACAACGCTGGCGTGTGTCGGCGAGATCGTTGGCTTGTCCGTCGGCGGCAACAAGCTCAGCAAGACTGAGCGCAGGGAGCTCCTGCGCTCGCTAAGGCAGGGTGAGATCGTCGAGCTCGACGTCGAGGCGCTAGTGTTCCACCAGCACTCGTCTCCGCTGCCGCTACCGATTGCTGAGGCCAAGAAAGCCAACGCCAACTTCCTGCGCTTCCGAGACGCAGACCTCGCCGCCCTTGCCAAGTCGTTCAAAGGGAAGCTGTTCCTCAAGGACCACAGCAGATCGTTCGACGACGTTGGCGGGAAGATCACCGCGAGCGAACTCGTCGAGAACGACGGCCGCTACTCGTTTCGGCAGACCATTCACCTTATTCGGCCATGGGCTGCAGAGGCCGCGCTAGATGGCACCCTCGAGACCTTCTCCATAGGGTGGGCCCCAAAGAAGCGTAGCCACCGCGCAATACGTGGGTCGCTGTTGTGCTCAGTGTGCAATGGCCCGTGGCTATCCCGCGATTGCCCGCACATGCCAGGCGACGAGGTCCAACTTGACGAATCGGGCCAGCGTGCTGTCGTGGAGCTCATATGCACGAGCGTCAAAGGCGCAGAGACCTCGGCGGTCCCGTTCCCAGCTGTAGATGGGACGCGAATCGATGAAGTCCGCGCGGCTTTGGCAGCAGTGAAGGCTGAAAACGCAAGCAAGGACAAAGACGAGATGAAGACGAGCGACATCGCCAAGAAGTTAGGTCTCGGAGAGGACGCCGACGAGGCCGCCGTCCTTGCCGAAGTGAAACGCCTCGCGGCAGCGAGTAAGGGCCAGGAAGCCCTGAGCACCGAGCTCGAAGCCGCACGCATCGCCTGCGAGTCCGCAAAGACCGCGCTCGCCGAGGTGACCGCGCAGCGCGCCGCTGAGCAGAAGGCTCGCGTTGACGCCGAAGTGGCGGCCCTGAAAGAAGGCGCACTGTCTAGCGGACTCTGGGAGCCTGGCAGCCGCAAGGAGGTCCTGTTCGACAAGCTCGCAACTCAGTCCGTCGAGAGCGCACGCGAGTTCGTCGAGTCGCTCGAGCCGACGATTCCTGTCGGCGCACCGCCGCAGTCCGTAGGGACGGCACCGCCGAAGCCGGCGGCAGGGTCCACCGACGCTTTGCTGCAGTCCGAATACGGCTGCGACGCGCTGCAACTCGCCGCCGCAAAGGCGCAGTTCAAGCAGCTCGGAATCACTGACGAAATGTTCGCCGCCCACGGCCAACACAACTACGACGAGTAGTAGGAGGCGCAGATGACCGCTCTCGCAGCAGATCGCAACACGCGAAACAAACACACAGGGCGGAGCATCAGCCTTCTGGTTGCCGCTTCGACCACGATTTACAAGGGCGCTATCGTTTGCGTCAACACAACCGGCTACGCAGTAGCCGGGGCCAAGACGGCCGGCTACAAGGTCGTCGGTGTCGCTGAGGAGCAGGTCGATAACTCGGCGGGCTCCGACGGCGATCTGAGCGTGCGCGTCCGCAAGGGCGTGTTCGCGTTCAAGAACGACACCGATGCCGTGGCGCAGTCGCATATCGGGCGCCCGTGCTATGTCGTGGACGACCAGACTGTCGCCGACGAGGCCGAGGGTAGCTCGGTAGTCGCCGGTCTCGTCGAGGGCATCGACGCCAACGATGAAATCTGGGTCTCCGTGATCGACGAGGCCATGGCCGCGTTGGCAGTCGCGAACTGCAACGCCGCTGTCGAGACCGTCACAAGCGGCGCGCTATCGCTGTACACCAAGACGAGCTTCATTTCGTGCACCGGCACGCAGGCCTATACCCTCGCGGCTGGCCTGTACCAGGGCCAAGAGAAGATCATCAAGTGCTCGGTAGCGGCCTCGACTCCGGTAGGCACACTGACCCCGTCCACGTACGCCGACGGCACCACGATCGTCTTCAACTACGTTGGCCAGACTGCACACCTGATCTGGGACGACACCAGCGGTTGGACCCGCGTCGATGCGCTGTATGGCGACCCGCGCGCCGCTGGCGCACCGGCAACGGTAACGACCGGCGCGATCCCTGTCACGAACCTGGTCAGTTACGTCTCGGTCACCGGCACCGTAGCCTACACACTAGCCGATGGTCTCCATCAGGGGCAGCACAAGTACCTCTGGTGCACCGTCGCTGCGAGCACACCGGATGGCACCGTCACACCGGCCACATTCGCCGACGGCACCAGCATCACGCTGGACGCAGTTGACGAGTGGGTTCACCTCGTCTGGGACGACGCCAGCGGTTGGTATCTCGCACAGCCAGAGACGGGCGCAACAATCAACGCCTAACCGCGGTGATCTCAAGGAGCACATGACATGGGCAAACGACTCGTAGACAACGCCAAGATCGCCGCCGCCCAGATCGGGTTCCAGACGGTTTTCAACGGCGCGCTGAAGTGGGCTGAAGAGCCGATCATGCAGCTCTCGATGCCGGTGACGAGTACCGGTAGCGAAGAGCAGTACAAGTGGCTCGGCTCCGTTCCTGGGATGGAGCGCTGGCTCGACGATCGCAAGATGTCGAACCTGCGGGCCGAGAGCTTCACGCTCGAGAATCTCGATTGGTCAAACGGCCTCCGCGTCGACAAGAACGATATCCTTGACGACAAGCTCGGGATGGTCGAGCCGAGGATCCGCGAACTGGCCAACGTCGCCAGCAAGCATCCCGGCAAAATGCTCGCCGACCTACTGGTCAATGGCTTCGACGGTACCGTCGTTGATTGGTCCGATGGCAAGTCGTACGACGGCAAATACTTCTTTGCCGCTGACCACGTCGAGGGGGACGCTACCGGCCTCGACAATGTCGGCACCCCGGCGCTTGCGTACGACGATTACCAGGCTGCCAGGATCGAGATGATGTCCCTCACAGACGAGAGCGGCGACTACCCGCTCGACATCAATCCCAACCTCCTCGTCGTCGGTCCGAGCAATGAGCGCACGGCGCTTGAGATCGTCAAGGCAGGTCTTCGCAACCCGGCATCGGACGCGGCCTCGATCGATAACGTCTACAAGGGCAGCGCCGACGTTATCGTCTCTCAGCGCCTCGTCGGCACCTATGCCAACTACTGGTTTCTTGCTGATGTCAGCAAGGCGATCAAGCCGCTCATCTTCCAGACGCGCGAACGCCCGACCTTCACCACGGATGAGTCGGATATGTTCAAGCGCAAAGAGATGCACTATGGCGTGGACGGTCGATACGCGGCCGGTTACGGCATGTGGCAACTGGCCTGGGGCTCCGACGGAACGACCTAGGCGTGAAACACCTCGGAGCAGATACGCGAGCCCTGCGAGTCGCAAAGGGCAAGCGCCTCAGACTCGGCCGGACCTTCGGCCGCGCAGGGATCACGTTCGGCGACGTGCCGAAGGTAATCCTACGTGACGAGGTCGGTGACCGCGTCTGCGAGATTCTGCTCAATGAGCGCGAGCTCGTCGTCGAAGAGCTCGCGCACGACCCAACCCAACCTGCTGCGGCGCCCGAGCCTCGCACCCCCCCCGTAGGGCTTGAGGCGCCGCGCAGGACTTCTCTCCCTGATGATACGCCGGCCAAGCCGGCACCTGCGAAAGCGAAGCGTCGGCGCAAGGCCTCCAAGCGGGGAGCCTAGCGGTGGCGTATTGCACGCAGACGGACGTCGAGCACGCCGCTGGCGGGGCCACAAAGCTCCTACAGCTGGCCGACTTCGACGCCGATGGCGTTGTCGATACTGCGGTGTTGACCGCCGCCATCGATGAAGCCGAGGAGTGGATCAATAGCTACTGCGCCAAGCGGTATGCAGTACCTTTCGATACGCCCCCCGACATCATTGTGCGCGAGTGCGCGCGGGAAGCCGTCTACCGGATCAAGGACTCACGTCTAGCCGCGACTCAGCGCGACCACGACACTCACGACAAGCGCGAGGACTGGCTCGAAGGGATCAGCTACGGCCGCATCTCATTGGGAGTCGATCCTCCGCCGACGAAGGCGTCAACCGTGGCGCCGACGGTGGAATCCGATCGCACGTCGGTCACCGGCGCTCTCAACCGCGAAGACCTCGAGGGGTTCTGGTAGTGGACGCGCAGCTCAATATCGATCTTGACGACCTCGTCAAGGCCGAGGGCGTGATCAAACGGCGCGCGCGCAACCTCAAGAAGCCGTTCTCGCGCCTCTCGTTGCCGATGAAATCGGATCAGAAGGCGAACTTCGCGCGACGTGAAGGCCCGGAAGGTAAGTGGCCGCCATTGGCTGCGGAGACGCGCGGGCGCAAAGGGCACAAGAAGCGCCGGGGCCAAACGGCAGGCCGCACAAAGACCGGCAGGCGTCGCAAGCGCGCCGCCACCCTCGGACTACTGAAACAGGCCTTCGTGATCCAGTTCGGAAAGCAGCACCTGATCGCCAGGAGTACTGCTCGTTTTGCCAACGGCACGACGGCTGAGATCCACCAGGATGGTGGCGTAGCCGGGCACGGCGCACAGATCCCTGCTCGTACGCACCTGTGGATGTCAGCGCAGTTCATCGAGCGCGCGCTGAAAGAGATCCGTAACTACATCGTGGAGAAGGCCTGATGTCGTCGCTCTTCGAACAGCTCGAGGACGCGGTGATCACGGCCCTCACCCCTTTGCTGCTCTCAGCTCTCGGTGGCGGAGCCTCTGGGTACCTCGAGGCCGTGCGCCCGTATCAAGGGGATCTGAGCCCACAAGCCGACGATGAGGACCTGAATCGCGTACTCGGCGGCGCATCGCCGGCAGTACTCGTCGCGATCGGCGACGACGGCAGCTATGGCGATGTGACCCTCAGCCGCTCGATGTGCGATCTCAAGACGACGCTCGAAGTGCTGATTGTCTCAGCCAACCTCCGCTCCCCGGAGGCAAAGGCGCGCGGCGACGTCTCGGATGGCACCGGCGACGACCCGGGCATCTACGAGATCATGGAAGACGTCAGGGGCCTACTCTTCGGCGTCGAGATGGGCGTCGATGGCGTCGGCTTCCTGATCCCGTCGGCGTCCACAGCGATCCAGCGCGGCGGCGAAAAGGCGATTTGGCGCATCTCGTTCGACGTCGACATGGACGCCAAGAAGGCCGCGTACTCCGGCGACTACCACACCAGTATCCGTCAGAGCGTGAACAACGCCGACGACGATACTGCAGACCCGATCGCCCAGGGCGACATCGACCTCTAGGACTCACTATGGCAACAAAAAAAACGATCTGGGTAGTCTGGGGCAACGAAGGCGTGCCGTGCCCGAAGCTGCGGACACGGCGCGTTGTCGATCGCCGCACCGGCGTCGATCGCACCATGATCTACGGCGAACCGGTCGAGGTCCCCTACAAGCGCTACTACCGCCGCCGTATTGCCAAGGGCGATTTGAAGCACGTCGAGGCGCCGACCGCGAAGCCGCTCAAAGCCAAACGCACAACCGCCCCCGCGGTGCTGGAGGACTAGCCGATGACGATCTCACACTCCATCCCGACCACGACTCGCCGGCCCGCGAGGTTCTACGAGTTCAACGTTGCGAGCTCGCAGCGCGGCCTCGTGCCGATCGATCGCAACCTCGCGCTTGTCGGAGTCTTCGACAGCTCTGGCAGTGCAACCGCGGCGACGATCTACTCGGTCAGTGAGGAGTCGCAGGCGGACTCACTCTTCGGCGTCGGTTCCGAACTGGCGCTCATGTGTCGCTGGGCGTTGAAGGGGTTCAGGGCTTACGGAAAGTCGGCCAACTTGTACGCGATCGGGATCGCCGACCCCGCCGGAACGGCCAAGACCGAGACCCTAACCGTCACGGTCACGACCGCCACGGCTGGCGACGTCGTACTCGAGATCGCTGGTCGTACTATCCGTGCAGGCGTCAGCGCTGGCGACGCGAACTCAGACATCGCCGAAGCCATCGAGTCCGCCATCGACGAGAAGGTCGCAGAGCTGCCCGTTACCGCCGGTGTCGCTTCAAACGTCGTCACCTGCACCGCAGTCCACACAGGGGTGGTCGGCAACGACGTCACCTATCGCGTTGTGTCTCAGCCGGACGGGGTTACCGTTACGCCCGCCGTTGGTGTGGCCGGTGTTGGCGCCGCAAGCATCGAGGCCAGCCTTGACCTGCTGATCGATCGCAACTACCACGTAATCGCGATCGGCAATCACACCACAGTCGACACGGCCTTCCTGGCTACCCATCTGGATGAGATGTGGGCGGCCGGCGAGAAAAAGTGGAGGCACGCGGTCCTGGCGGAGACCGGGTCTCTCGCCACCGCGCAGCTGCTGGCCGACGACGTGAACACGGACTACCGCATCTCAGTAATCAGCGCCGAGGGGTTCAAAAACGTAGACAGCGAGATCGCCGCCTACTGCGCAGCGATGCTCGCCGCCGAGGTGGACCCGGCGCAGCCGTTCAATCACCAGGAACTCCGCGACCTCTACATGCCGTTGGAGTCGGATGTTCCGACGAACGCCGAGATCGAGACCGGTATCGCCGGTGGCCTTACCATGCTCACGGTCAACGACTTCAAGACGCGGGCGAAGATGGTTCGCTTCGTGACAACCAAGACGATCCACGCCGCCGTCGCGTTCTGGACGATGCAGGACGTCACGATCCCTCGGAGCATGGCCTACGTGGCCGAGCAGGTAGACATCGCGCTGGCCGTCTTTTCGAACGTCAAACAGTCGGCCCGCAATATCAGCGCCGTGCGGACAAAGGTACTCACGACGCTGAAAGCGATCGAGGACGCGGAGATCGTGCAGAACGTCGATGACCACGTCGACGAACTGGTCGCCGAGACCGACGACAGCGTGGCTACGCGACTAAACGTCGCCATCCCGGCAAGCGTCGTCTCGCCGCTGAATCAGATCATCGGCGCAGTGAATCTCATCGTCGAGTAAGGAGATCCCATGGCACGCGACTACATTGATATCGTCTACGTCGAGGCCAACGGCCAAGAACTCGACGACGTGACATCGCTCGAAGTGGGCGACACGCGGCCTAACGCCGAGGCGCTCCACACCATGAATCGACGTCGCAAGGCGCTCGGTTACAAGAAGGGCAACCGCGCAATCGAAGTGAACATCGAAACGCGCATCCGTAACCCGCGCGAGTTCGATTGGCACGCTCTCTATCGCGCCGGGACGCTGTTCCCGGTCGCCTATGAGGAATCGGCCAGCGGCACGAAGTGGGTTCTCCAGGACTTACTGATCACCGAGATCACGCCATCGCACAACAGCGACGGCGAGTCGATGGAGCGCATCCGCTGCCTTGCACTGGATCACTACCCGGAGGCGTAGAGTGAAGGATCTCGAAGCACAGGCACTCTCGAAGCTCGCAGCTATGCGCGCCGGGAAGCGCCACCTGAAGCCAGGGGCGTTGCCTGTTGACGGTACGCCGTTTCTCTGGCGCGTGCTCACGAGAGGCGAGAAACAAGAGTGCGAAGCGGCAGCTGTTGCGCGATTCGCAGAGATGGGGATACCTGTCGAGCTTCGCGGTCATCAAGCCTTCGAGGATGAGCTGACAACACAGGTGCTGTGGCTCGCGATGCGCGATGCGGATAAGCCGGAGAGGCCGTTTGCGACGGACGCGAAAGAGGTTCGAGATCTGCTCACCGCAGACGAGTTAGACGTTCTCTGGACGAAGTACGCCGACTTCGAGGAAGAGGTCAACCCAGACGAGCTCACGATAGACCCGGAGCTCAGTGCCGAGATCGATCGTGCGCTAAAAAAAAAGGACGCGAGAGTTTTGATTTCTTTCGGGTCACGTTCGCTAGCGAACTATTTGCTTGCTACGGACAACCCGCTTTCGAGCTCACCGATGCCCAGATCCGAATTTGGCGAGGACTCAAGCACGGAGCCGCAGAGCTAGCCGGCAGCGGAAGCGACGACGGTATAGCGCGGTTCAAGCTCGTGCCCAGAAAGTCAGGTCTAAGTGCCGCGCGGGAAACGTAACGTCGAAGTAGGGGTCACTTCCAAGTCCCGCGACCTGGACAAGGACCTACGGAAGAACCGGAAGCGGTTCCAGGCCTTCGGCAAGAAGGCGCGCCGGGATCTTGCTCGCAGCTTCAGTGGCGTTCGCAGAGATCTTGTCGGTGCGATCGGGGTAGGCCTCGGATCCGCCGGTGTTGTCTCGGCCGTTCGCGGGCTGAACGAGTTCGAGACTCGAATGACGCGACTCGGGATTCAGGCCGGCAAGTCCAGACAGGTAATGGACGGTTTCCGCAAGACCATAGATAGGCTGAGCCTATCGTCTGGGATTTCGCGAGACGATCTCCTCGGAGTGTCAGCTCAGTTCGTCTCGATGACAGGTGACTTCGCGACTGCAGAGCGAGCCCTCGACGTGTTCGCGCGAACAGCGGCGGCCTCCGGTGCTAGCACTGAGGATCTGGCCGGCGTCGCCGCATCGCTAAAGACGGTGTTCGATGTGGACGCCGACGACTTCGAGAAGGCGTTCTCGATCCTACTAGCGTCTGGTAAGAGAGGCTCTGTCGAGCTTCGGCAGATGGCGTCTCTGCTGGGTCCGATCGCTGCCGGTTATGCTGAGTTCGGCAAGACTGGCGTTAGCGCATTGGCGGATATGTCAGCGGCCTTCCAGGTGATACAGGCGCGCTTTGGCTTCAAACCAGACCAGGCGGCGACAGCCTTCGAGGGACTGTTCTCAGCGATCACGAAGAACGCAAAGAAGTTCAAGGGAGTGAAGATCTTCGAGAGAGGACAGGATGGTCGCAAAACGCTGCGGCCGTTTGCTGACATAGTTGACGACATCTCGAACTCGCGGCTAGCGAAGGACCCGACGGCGATACAGAAAGCATTCGGTCGCGTCGAGGCGTATCGCACATTCAAGGTTCTCGCGAGGAATAGAGATGAGTGGCGCAATATCGAGGCCGCGACCAGGGACGCGAACGACGTCTCCGAGGACTATGCCAAGTTTCAGCAGTCGGCGGCTGGCAAGACCTCGAAGGCATGGGCGGAGGTTAAGGTTGCTCTAGCTGCTGTGTTCAACGCGGAGCTCCTGAACGTTTTCGCTACCGGGCTGAAGGTTATCGGCGGGGTTGTCAAGGATATCGTTGACGCACTGAAGGCCGCCGAGGATCTGATCGACAGAAGCCAGAGCCGACGGATACGGCGGCGACAAGACACCGGCGGGTTCCTTGGGGCTGCCACGTCGCTTGGGGCGCGATCTGGGAGCGGCGGTGGATTAGCGGCGCAGGTCGAAGCCGGGGTCTTCACGGATGTGCAGCGCCGAGAAGCGGATCTTGTACTACGAGAGGGGCGCAGGCTTGGCGTGATACGGCGAGACGCCAGTATCGACCCGAAGAAACTTGACGAGATATCGCAGATATCGAGGCGGGGCCAGTCCGATCGAGGCGGGGCCAGTCCACGTAGTATCGCGCGGGCTATCAATGCTGCGCAGCGGATCAAGGGCTACCCGGAGAGCAAGGTCGAGAGCCGGGTCGTAGTGGAACTAGACGACGATCTGCGGATCAAAAAGAAAGAGCGTCGTGAGCGCACGAACTGGGTAGAACGCTAATGGACGAGTGGGCACATCTTCTATTCGAAGCCAGCTACGGCGGGATGAAGCTCGACGTTGTCGGCGTCGAGGACAATGTGAGCCGTGATGTCGTGGTTACCACTTACCCGAGGCGGGACGGCGGACACGTCGACGACCAAGGAGCGGTGCCAAGAGATTGCCGGATCGTCGTCGTGTTCTTTCCATACGAAAACGAGACGACTGGGTCACACATTCAGCGGATGGCGGCGTTCAAGGCGTTGCTCCACGATGGCAAGTCTCATCCGTTCGTGCACCCACTGACGGGGACCTTCGAGGCCAGGCCAAGCGACATCCGACTCAGTGCCGACGCACAGGAGCGCAACTGGATCACGATGAGTGTGACGTTCCTCGAAGCCAGCGAAGAGCCGGCCGTGTTCGAACTCGGCCCGGGCTCACCGGTGCGTGCCGGTGTCGAGGAGGTGCTCGCGGCAGGCGTGGACCTCAAGAGCGCGCTGGACGATCTCGGCGAGACGTCCACGATCGCCGACGACGCCGACGCACTTGCCGAGTCATGGGAGGAGCGCGCGGACACGATCAGCGCCCGCGAGATCAACCTTGAGCTCAACGATCTGGCCAACGACATCGCCGACGCCACTGACGAGCTAGAGCTTGCCAGCGACGTCGCGAACTACCCCACAATCCAGGCATTCGATCGCCTGCGGAACAACCTGCGCAATCTCGCCGACACGGTCATCTCCAGGTCGCCGCAACTCATCAGCCACGGCGTTACGCGGACGATGCCCTTGATGGCAATCGTGTCAGAGCTCTACGGTGACGACGACGCAGACACGCGGTACCAGCAGATCCTCGAGCTCAACGACATCCGCGATCCACTACGCGTCGAGGCCGGGACGACGCTGACCGTACAGGCGCCCGGGAGCTCTGATGGCTCATGATGTAGACGTCCGCATCGGCTCGAAGCTCGTCCGCCGCTGGACTGAGTACGAGGTCGAGAGCGACATGTTGAACCCCGCCGACTCGTTCTCACTCGGGCTGGCGCCGGTTGACTCGGAGCTATACGAGCTCTGCGCCCCTGATACCGCGGTGCAGGTGCTCATCGACGGCGCCCCGGTGCTGCGCGGGCTCATCGGCGAGCGCTCGACTGGCGGCGACAGGTCATCCGGCGACGTGATCAGGATCTCCGGGATGGATCTCGGTGGACGGCTCCTCGAAGAATCGATGGACCTGATCTCGTTCAAGGACCTCACCATCGGCGCTCTCGTGGCGCAGGCCGCGGCCCCATGGTTTACGACGGTCACCTTCTCCAACGCCCGCAACCGCGACCTAGTGCGGGGCCGGCGCTCAGGGAAGGCGAGGGCGGCATCGGAGCCGGCCGGTCTTGTGGCCAGGAAGGGCGCCCCCAAGAAGGTCTCGCCCGGGGAGACTCGCTGGGAGACGATGGTTGAGTTCCTCGAGGGCTCGGAGATCCTGATCTGGTCGTCCGGCGACGGCAAAGAGATCGTGATTGGGCGGCCGAACTACCAGCAGGAGCCACAGTATCGATTCTTCGTGGCCGCCGCTGGATCGACGCGGACGCGAGAGGTCAACGTCGTCCGCTGGGAGGAGCGCGATTCCGTCGACGAGCGGTACTCACAGGTCACCGTGGTCGGTGCAGGCAAGGGCGACTCGTACAACTACGGCCAGCGGCTGATCAAGAATCAAGGCCACGCGCTCAACGGCAGCGGTACCAGTGGCATCGGCTCGGACTTCACGCACCGCAAGATCCTCATAATCGGCGACGACAATGTGCGCTCGCCGGCGGACGCAAAACAGCGCGCTGAACTCGAGATGGCCTCCAGAGACGCCAAGCGCCACGTGGTCACCCTGACGCTTCGTGGCCATGGTCAGCCCTACCAGCGCGGGCAGGCGCCGACGCTGTACGCATTCGATACCGTGTGCCACTACGAGAACGAGGTCACTGGGGCAAAAGGCCGTTACCTGATCACTCGCGTCCGTTTCCGCGAGGATCGCGTGAGCGGCCAGACCACCGAGATCGAGATGGTCCCGACCGGGACGAGGCTATCGCTATGAGCTCGAGATGGACGCCACAGAAGCACCGAGCTCTACGCGGGCGCGTCGCGACCAAGATCAGCAACCTTGTGCGCCGCGTGGCTATCGCGCTCACCGAGGGCGGCCTCTGGCAGGCTGACGGCTACGAGGACGAGGCCAGGGCGGACGGCGTCGAGGTCTTCCAAGGCATCGGGTACGCGAGCCGCCCCTCCGCTACCTCGGTCTCAGACGGCAGCGCAGAGGCTATCCTGCTGCACGTCGGCGGGAAGAGCGGGCACCCGGTGATCGTGGCCACCCGGGATGAGTCAATCCGTGTCGAGCTCGACGAGGACGAGACGGCCATGTTCAACAGCCAGGCGATCGTCAAGATCAAGTCGGACGGGACGATCGAGGCGAGCAGCATCGGCGGATCTCCGGTGGCGCTGGCTACGAAGGCGGACCTAGATGCGCTTGAGGCATGGGCCACGGCTCACACTCACGCGGATCCAGCGACCGGGTACACGTCCACGCCGGCAAACATCGGCGGTCCAGACCCAGCGCCGAGCGCGAGCGGCACCTCAGTCCTGAAAGGCGAGTGATATGGCAGGCCGTGACCGCAAGATCGACCCCACCACGAAGGACTACGTCTCCGACGAAGCCGGCGGCTACGAGACCGTCACGGACGCCAGGACGGCGATTTACCTCGCGATCCAGGGCGAGCGCGGGCGCTGGTGGGGCAACCCGACTGCTGGCTCGCGCCTCTGGGAGCTAGCCGGCGGGAAGAGCCTCGACCGGATCACGAGCGTCGAAATCGCCGACGCGCTGCGGCAGGCACTGCAGGGACTCGTCGACGCCGAGCGGATCACGGAGCCAGAGATCGTGACCGAGCGGGACGGTAACCGCGTGCTCTTCGAGGTCGTTACGGTGGACCGCAGCAACGGCGAGTCTATTGCGGTCTCAGAGCTGATCAGTGCCGGCCCGTGACCAGCTTGCTAGCGTGGCCTAGATGGCCCTTTCGCTCCCCAGCCTAGAGACGTTCCACGCCGACCTGCTCGCGTCCTACCGCGGGCGCTTCCCGGACGACGACATCTCGATCGGGTCCGATACGTGGAAGCGCTTGCGCACACTGGCCGGCGGGTTGCTCGGTATCTGTCATCAGGTCTCGATCGCCGAGAACGATGTCTTCCCGGACACGGCGACCGGCACGATCCTTGACCGCCACGCCACGATCCACGGGATCACGCGACGAGCGGCGACGCCAGCACGCAAGAGCGACGCGCTACGGGTCTACGGCACGGCGGCCTCGACTGTCTCTGTCGGCGACGAACTCACCAGCAACGCTGGGCTGACCTACCAGATCAACGAAAACGACACGGTGCCCGCTGCTGGTTACGTCGACGTCGATGTGGTCGCAGTGGACGTCGGCTCCCAGACTCAGATCCAGGCCGGGGAGACCCTAACCTTCACATCGGCGCCGGCCGGCATCGAAGACGAGGCCGAGCTGCAGCTCGACATGGACGAGGACGGCGAGGACGAGGAGTCCGACGGCGAACTCAGCAAGCGCATCCTGGCCAAGATCGCATCGCCAGGCATGGGCGGCAACGCAAACGACTATCGGACGTGGGCGCTGGAGATCACTGGCGTGGCCACGGCCTACGTCTACCCGCTGCGGCGCGGGCGCGGCTCAGTCGATATCGCTGCGCTGCACACTGGCAGCGGCTCAGTACGACTACTCGACAGCGACGAGCGAGACGAGCTCTTCGACTACATCGACGAACTCAGGCCGGTGCACCTCAAGAGCTTCCGCGTACTCGAGGTGACCACTGAAGAGGAATCCGTCGAAGTGACTATCGAAGCCCGGCCCGGCAGTGACTACGCGTGGGATTGGGACGACTCGACGCCGCTGGTCGTCTTGTTGTGGACCAACGTCAACAACGAACGCTTACTGCAGTTCACGACGTCCGTACCAGACGACCTGAAGAAGGGCGATCGCATCGTGATCAAGGACGCCGCTGGCGCTGGCGACGGAATCCCGTTGGAGATCGAAGCGACCGACGACGACGACGCGACGCTGGGCGCCGACGAGGTGCGACTCACCACGGCCCCGTCACACGCGCCGGCCAGTCCAGATGTCGTCTACGCAGGCGGCGAACTCACCACCCCGATCCGTGACGCCATCGTCACTCTCTTCGATGCGCTCGGGCCCGCGGTCGGTACCTACGGCACCGGCGAGTGGGACGACGAGCTCAATCCCGCCAAGATCGGGGTCGCTGTCATCGCAGTCGACGGCGTGCGCGACTTCACGGTCGTAACGCCCGCGACCACGCAGACGCCTGAAGACCCGAGCTTTCCGAACGACGACGATATTGAGTTGCTGATCCCTGGCGAGATCATCGTGAGGAAGCAGTAGGTGGCGAACACCTATTCAGCACTGTTCGACCAGAGCGCGTCACAAGGCGCGCTTCGCAGCCTTGCGTCGCTGCCAAACACGATCATGACCTACGAGATGTGGCTGCGGATCAACTCGTTCCAGGCCACAACGATGGTCCCCTTCGGCAAGACCGGCTCCTTCGGGATCACACCTTACTGGCTGGGCATCTCTGGTACAGCCGGCACCGCTGGCCGCATCTATGCCGGCGCGAAGAACCCAAGCAACCAGGAGAGCACCAACCGCTGGGACACGCCGATCCTGCAGCTACACCGCTGGTACCACATCGCTGTCAAGTACGATCTGTCCGAGGCCACCGCGACCGAGAAGGAACTCGTTCTCGATGGGGCGAACCTCGGCAACGGCACGGTGGACGCGGGCGCGAATGTCACCGCGTTTGCAACCGGCACCGGCAACATGGGCATCGGCCAAGCCGCGGCTGGCTTCTACTTCGATGGCTATATCGATGAGGTCCGCGTCTGGAACGAGTGGCGCAGCGACGCCAACCTGCAGGCGCATATGTTCGAGGAGCTCGCCGGTTCGGAGAGCAACCTCTTTCAGTACTGGCCGCTCAACAACGACTGGAACGACTACGGGCCGAACAGCCATCACTTGACGCCGTACAACAGCCCGGTGTTTTCAACCGAGATCCCGGACTGGACAATCGCGTCCGTGCGGGCCGCCGAAGAGTCACCGGTACGAGGAGGGATACCCTTTGCCCTCTGATCCGACTACAGCGATCCTGCTTCGGTTCACCGAGCCGGAGACGGCCGTTCTTCCGAGCGACATCGCGGAGGGCCTCAACGACCTCACTGGCGATTCCGGGTCTACACCAGCACTCGGGCTCGCGACAGTAGGCGAGGCTCTACTGGGCCTTGGTCGCGTGTTTGATACCGACTACGGCCTAGTAGGCGACGAGGCCACATCGGACCAGACACGGCTGCTACGAGACGTCACGATCGAGGTGCTGGCGGAGTACGATCTCGCATCAGCTAGCGTCGGCGACGAGCACGTACTCATTGCACGCGGCAAGAGCGGCTCGGCAGCAGAGCGCACTCTCTGGGGCCTGAAGCTCGTCAAGATCAACTCGACCACCGTGCGCCTGCAGATGTTTTGGGAAGAGACTGGCGGCGGGTTTGCCACCGTCGACGGCCGCATGTTCCAGCCGCCGAGTTCCGGCTACCTATACCTCGCCGCCTCGCGCCGATGGATCTCGTCGACGTCGTGCGAAGTGCAGTACATCGTCAACGATGAGGCACTCGAGCTCGCGACGAGCATCGGCGGCGATCTCACCGAGGGCGACGGCGGGTCTGTGACTGTCGGCTGCAAGGGTGATGGCTCGGGCAACTACGAGGACTTTTTCCTCGGCACGATCGATTCGCTCCGTGTGACCGAAGGCGTGCGCTCCAACGAAGAACTGATCGCTGAGTACAGGCGAATCGCCGAGTACCTACCGCAGGGCTACGAGAGCGTGCGCGCACTCGCACCGCCGGCCGTCTACTCGCAGGACCCCGACTCAGTGATCCAGCGCGAGCTGATGGTCGAGGGCGACGGCCTCGGTCAGGTGCGGTCAAAGATCGCTGAGCTCGGTACGGATGGCCTGCCAGACCGCGCATGGTCGCTGCTCTCTCGCTGGGAGACGATCACTGGCCTACAGCCGAAGTGGGGCGACTCGTACGCAGTGCGCCGCGCGCGGATCATTTCGTTTCTCTCGACCGTGCACGGCTACTCGGAGACCTCGGTCAAGCTGGCACTCGAGGAAGTCCTCGACCTCGACAGCGACGACATCGAGATCCTGAACTACACCAATCTCTACGAGGACGACTTCACCACGGCTCACGAGGATTGGCTGCAGGAGATGGCTGGGGCCGGGACGATCTCGATCTCGTCCGACCAACTGAAGCTCGAAGTCGCCACGGCGACTGACGCGCAGTGGGAATATCGCAACTCGGTCTTCGTGCGCCAGTCCATCGATGGCGACATGCTCGACGATGATCCGTCACAGTACGCCGAGGCTACCGTCAAGATCGTGAGCCGCACGCTTGCGCAGAGCGTGATGGCCGGGCTCATTGCGTACAACGGCGTGACGCGCGACCTGCTGATCTACGGCCACTACAACGACGCCGGGACGTACAAGCTCGGCTACCGGCTCTATTCTGGCCACAGCTGGGGCGCCTTCGTCGCAATCGACGATCCAGCGCCAGCGCTGCCCACATGGATCCGTTTTCGCTTCGAGGGTAACGACGACTGGAACCTGAACGACTCGCAAACCAGTGCCGATGAGGTCGTATCGCCGACACTTGTTGGCGCTGGACTTGAGTCTCCGACGTGGCTTGGTGTCGGTCTGATCAGCTTCATCGCGTCGCCGACTGGTGCCTCAGAGATGATTTTCGATGACTGGCGCGCTTGGATGCCCAACGGCCTGCGCGTGTTCAACTGGTATGCGTATCGCGATCAAGCGCTATCGGGTACGCCGGACATGCCTGGGGCGCGCTTCGTTGTCGAGAAGCTGAAGCCGGCCGAGACGCACGCAAGCGCCGTCGAGGTCACCGGGCTGCTGTGCAATGACACCGAGTCACTCTGCGACGATGGGCCGCTAGGAGCGTGATATGAGCCTGCCACTCACCAGAAACCGCAACTACGCGCAGGGCGTCCAGATCGAGAGCGCCGACCTCAATGATCTACAAGACCAGGTCATCGGCGGGAAGCACGGGTACAAAGAGCTATTGATCCCGGCGTCCGCGATGCACACGTCGACCGCGGCGCCGGCAGACTTCTCCGGCACGAGGTGGACCGAGAACAGCGGCAGCGATATCGTGTACGCACCGATCGCACTGCACGTCGGCGACGTGATCACGGCGATCGAGGTCTATGGCTTTGAGAGCGCGGCCGACGAGTATGACTGCGATCTCTACGAGACGAACCTCGCGACCGGCGGCGACACGAACCTGGGCAACAAAACCAGCGGCACAACCAACGCGTGGACGTCGGTCACCTATACGACCGCTGACGCCAACATTCCGCTAACACTACTCGATGACCGCGCCTACCAGCTCAGGATCGATCTGACTGGCGCTGGAGTCATCGTCCTCGCAGTCAAGGTCACCTACTACCGCCCATAAGGAGCGAGCAATGCGAAGCAAAAAACTACACGGCAAAAAAGTAACGCTCCACACGGCGGCGACAAGCCTGCCATCGCCATCACTCAGTACGGACGGGCAGGCTATTACGACATGGGGTAATCATCGGCCCGACGTCGCATCGATCGCGATCGACTCAGACGGAGTAGGCACTCTCGGGAACGCATACCTGTGCGGGTACGACGCGCAGGATGCAGCATGGCGCGCGATTTGCCAAGTGCACCGCGGAGCGACAATCACACTCTCAGCTACGCTGGGCCACGAAGAGCGAGTACTTGACATCGGCGCCTTTGACAGCCTCGCCGTAAAAGGGACGCTGACCGGCGGGATCGCTGTGACGATCTCGATCAAACCGATCGAGAGGCTGTAGGTGATGCATGGGGTACAACAACGAAAACTTCGGCGCGCAGGATGAACGACCAGGCGGTCTCGGCGTATACGGAGACGGCTCGGACGGCGCGATCACGTATAGCAGCAACACCGATCTGACCGGCGATGTCTATGCGAGCGCGATCACGGTCGAGTCAGGCGTCGTGGTCAATGCAGCTGGCTTTCGGATCTTCTGCACCGGGACACTACTGAACCTCGGCACAATCAAAGCTACACCAAATGACGCTTCTGCCGGCACGGGCGGGACTGAGTTACGTACTGGCACGATGCAGTGCGACGGCGAGGCTGGTGGCGATGGGACTGTCGGCGGCGGAAACAACGGCGTTGGTGGCGCGACGGCTGGCATCGGCGGTGACGGTGGGAACGGAGGTAGTGGCGCTGCAGGTGGTGGCGGAACTGGTGGCGCAAATTCATTCGCCGCCACCACATACACGAAGCCTCAAGCGTTGCCATTTGCGCTGATCGGCAACATCATAAGCAACGGCGCCTATCGCTACTCAATTGGATGTGGCGGCGGCGGCGCTGGTGGCAACGGCGCCGCTGTTGGCGGTGGTGGCGGTGGTGGCGGCCAGATAATGGCAATCGCCGCGAAGACGATCAATAACGCCGCCGGGACGATCACGGCCCCTGGCGGTGCTGGCGGTGCTGGACAGGGAGTCAACACCGGCGGTGGCGGAGGCGGCGGTGGCGGTGTAGCTATCCTAGTGTACGACGAGCTGATCGCCGGGACAGAGACAGCACCCGGCGGCGCTGGCGGCGCTGGAGACGGCACCGGCACGACAGGTGCGGATGGATCGGACGGATCGGTGATCAAGATCTCAAACAGGTGACCCATGGCAGCCCTCAAATGCACGAACGCACTCCACGCCGAACGCAACCCACGAAACGCCGGCTTTGAGCATCTCGCCGGTCTGTGGTCGGATCGGGTACTACTACAGGTCAGCGGCAACGCGAGGACCCAGGCAGTCAACTGCCCCGGGTGCGGACGACAAGACAGGATCGATGCGGCCATGCGAGTCGTACCTGAGGACGAAAAGCCGATCGATGAACAGCTGGCAAAGATCCGCGATCGGCTTGATGCGCTGGAAGTAAACCCGGCCGCATTGCGTGGCCGGCAGCCGTAGCCGAGGAGTAACCGTGTTGGAATCACTGCAAGGCGTATCAGTACCGGGGATCTTTGTGATCCTGTTACTTGCAACGATCACAAACCTCGCAAAAGTCCTCGTCCCGACATGGAAATCGAGGATGTCTCAGATGTCTCAGAAGCCTCCTACAGCAAACGGAACGAAGGCTGTGATGGCCGACTCGATAGCGCGGATAGACCGCAGGACCGAGTCAACCGCGGCGGAGGTCACCGCACTGGTCCCGGCGGTGCGCAATCTCTCAACGTCAATCGACCGACTCAGCGATCGTATCGATCGCGTGTCCTAGGAGGATCTATGTCCACAGCGAAGA